TGGATTAAAGCCGGTATCGTTGCCGTGGTCGTTATTCTTGTGCTTCAATCATTAATCTAGGGCTAGATTAAAAGAGGAAAAAAAATGGCGTCGTTAATAGATTTTTTAAGTAATCAAAAGTTAGAACCTGGTGGTTATAGGTTTAATAGAGGAACATCCTCAACAGGACCATATCTATCAAAAATAAGTGATAGTAGCCAATACGGTAACTACAAAAACAGAGCTGTACCAAATTATGCTGGTTCAAGCAGTGCCATGAATCAAACAGGTTCTGGAAGATCAAATCTTGACGCTCAAAGAGGATATTCTACACAAGGTATTGGCAGGTTGCCTTCTAACAGACAACCTGCTTTTGAGTTAGGGTTAGGTGCTGCACCAAATCAATATCCATTAATGGACGATGATGACGTAAGAGCATCCTCTATTGCAAATGCAGTTCCTAGTGGTGGTTTTACTGATGAAGGTTTAGTTAGAAATGTTGCAAACGACGCATCGACAATGGTTACAGACACTATCATTGACCCAGCAAAAAATGTTGCTAGTGGTGTAGCTAATATGTTTAATTTTCCAGGTCTTGGCGGTGGAGTAATGAATCTTGTAAATAGCATTGCTCAAAATCAACAACAACATAAATTTATAAATGACCTTTTAGGTAGAGCATCACCTGCAAAGAATGAAGCTTTTTATGGAACTGCTCTCGCAAATATGAACACACCTAGTGCAATGAGTGACGCAACAACAATGGCATTAGGAGATACAAGTAAAGGAACAAGTTTAGGTCAAGCTACAAAATATTTTAAAATGGCAGGTTTGACTGACAATCAGATAGAAGATTTTTTTGACGCTAATAACGACAAAGGTCGTTTTATGAATGAAAATTATTTAAGATCCATGTCTGAAGATAAAGATATGTTTGATACAGGTGTATCATTTATTAAAAATGCAAAAGCTACTGCTAACTTAGCAAGAAATTTAGAAGCTGCACAAAATCAAATGATGATGGAAGATGCTGTAGGTTCTGATAGACAACCAGCTTTTGAATTAGGTCTAGGTCAAGCACCAGATCAATATCCAATACAAGCTTCTGATAGACAACCAGCTTTTGAGTTAGGTTTAGGTCAAGCACCAGATCAATATCCATTAGAGGACATAGTTCCTTCTGATAGACAAGAAGCTTTTGAGTTAGGTCTAGGTCAAGCACCAGATCAATATCCACTTAATCCATTAGGTCCTGAATATGATCCAGTAATGGATATTATGCCAAACGAACAAGAATACATTGATATTAATCCAGAATTTTATAGAGTAACTGGTAGACAAAGTGGTAGCCCATTTGCAGGATTATTTGGAAACAATTTAACCAGTCAATTAGTGTATGGTAATTTTGATGATGACAATCTTCCTCCAGGAGTAGAACCATTTGTAGATGCAAATGATGCAGCATCATTTATTACTGAACAGTTAAATGAGGGTAATCCAAACAGCGTAAGATCTAAAAGATTTTACGATAGCTTAATACCAGCATCAATTTATTAAACATGGTTGGTCCTCATCAAGATAATGGGGTTCCATACAGTAATCCTAATGCAACTACAGTTCCAGGAACTACTTATGGCTATGCAGGAATGGGCACACCCACTCCTCCAGTTGACACTACCAATACAGTAACAAATACACAAAACAATCAAGGCGGCTCAAATCAAGGTGTTTCTATACACACTGATCAACCATACACGCCTCCAGTTGTTCAACAAACATATGACTTAACAGATTTTTTCCAAGATTTAGCTACTACAGAACGTACAAATCCTAAATATGATAAAAGTTATGCGTATGGACCTCACGGTGATGGATCTGGAATGCCTTTGGGTGGTAAATTTTATGCTCAAGATTCTAGTGGTAGACCAATTTATGATTCTACAGGTAATTTAGTATTAACTGGTACAGGTGGAATGTTATATGACCAACTGCAAGACGCTGGTATTGCAGGATCTAACCAAGATATTTTAAGTGCTGATACTTTAAAAGCTTTTGCTGATCAATTAACGTTTGAAGATTTAACAGATGTTTATGATCAATATTATCGTAATTATACAGCACCGGGTGGAGAAGGTGGTTATACTAGATATGGATTTGGACCAAGTGAAAGAGATAGAAAGTTAGATCTTTTACGTTTTTTAAATAGAGGTGCGCCAATAAGAGGTTTGTCAGAACAAGGATTTTTTGATAGTATGAAAGATGCATATTCAGAAGATTTAGCTAAAGCATCTGATGAAGGAATATTTTCTGGCATATTAAAAGCAGGTGTATTTGATTCTGAGGCACTAAAAAGATTAATAAGAAGTTATGGATCTGGTGTAGCAAAACCACGCTATACAAATGTAGCAAGAGGTGGTATAATAAGTTTATTAGGAGCATAGTATGTGGCATTTATTAGCAAAACCATTGTTAGGTGTAGTTGCAGACGGAGTTAAAGGTTTCGTAGAAACTAAAAAATTAAATGGCGAAGTCAAGATTGCAAAAATTAAGGCAGAAAAAAAGAAACAAGAAGATATAGCAGCAGGTAAAATAAAATGGGAAGCAGCAGCTGTAGATCAAATGAAAGGATCGTGGAAAGACGAACTAATTTTAATTTGCCTACTGGCGCCTGCAATTGCAGTCTTCGTGCCTGGTTGGACACCACACATAAAAGCAGGTTTTGAGGCCTTGCATTCTTTGCCAGATTACTATAAACATTTATTATATTTAGCTTGCTCAGTTTCTTTCGGTGTGAAAGCAGGACCTGCAGCAATGAACTTATTTAAAAAGGGGAAATAAATATGGCTCTAAAAGGTAAACAACATAAGTTAGACAAAAATAAAGATGGTAAAATTAGTGGTGAAGATTTTAAAATGATGAAAAAAGGTGGCAGAGTTGCTAAGAAAAAAGGTGGCAGAATCGCAAAGAAAGTTGGCGGTAGAGTCAAAAAAATGGGCGGCGGAATGATGAAAGAAAATCCGATGGCTAAACAAAGCATGTATAAAAGAGGAGGCAGAGTAAGATAATGGGTGAGAAAAAAGTACCTAAAGGTTATCACAGAACAAAAGATGGCAGAATTGCTAAAAAAGGTTTGTACTATTACATGAACAAAGCTAAAAAATCTGGCAAAAGTAAACCAGGTAAAGGTAGTGTAACAGACAAAGCATTAAAAGAATCTGCTAAGACTGCAAAAAAGCCTAAGAAAAAGAAAAAAGATTAATGCGAGATGAAACAGCGATCTATCTAATCCTTAAAAAGATTAGAGAGCGCAAAGAGGAGTTGAAAGAAGTCATCGCAGCTGGATTACCTAGTTGGGATGAATACAATAAAACCGTAGGTGAGTTTAAAGCCTATGCAATAATGGAACAGGAGATTCAAGACCTGCAGAAAGACGAGGAAAATTATGACGGAGAAGGAACTACCCAAACGTAGATTTGCGTTAGAGGAGAAAGATTTGTCAGTGGAAGCTGATGAAAACAACAAGGTAGCAGAAGAAAAAGAAAATAAATTTCTTAAAAAAATACAAGAAGATGCTACAAAAGATATAGAGCATTTACCCACAGAAAAAGTATTAGAACGTTTACCAGAACCAACTGGTTGGCGTATGCTAATTTTACCATACAAAGGACAAGGTAAAACAAAAGGTGGTGTAATATTAACAGATGAAACAATGCAAGAACGTGGCTATACAACAGTCACAGGTTTGGTTCTTAAACAAGGACCAGAATGTTATACAGACAAAGAAAGGTTTCCTAATGGACCTTGGTGTAAAGTAAATGACTGGGTTATATTTGGTCGTTATGCAGGATCTAGGTTTGGGATAGAAGGTGGTGAAGTGAGAATACTTAACGAGGACGAGGTAATTGCTGTGGTAAAAGACCCAGAGGATATCTTGCAATTTAGATAAACAGGAGTAAAAAATGCCTGCAGAAGCGCAAACGAAAGTAGAAGCACAATCTGAAGCTGAAGCAAAGATGGTTGATTTACCATCTGATGGACCTTCGGTGGATGTAGAACTTCCTACCAGTAAAGAAAAAACTATTAATCCTGAACCAGAAACACCAGAACAAGAAGTAGTTGTAGAAGAAAAAACTGACACAGCATCTGAAGAAGAGATGGGTGATTATGGTAAAAAAGTACAATCAAGGATTGATAAATTAACTAAAAGATTGAGAGAGTCTGAAAGACGCGAACAAGCTGCAATACAATTTGCACAAGGTGTACAATCAGAATCTGAACAATTAAAACAAAAAACAACTAATTTAGATCGTGGTTATATTGCAGAATATGAACAACGTGTAAAAGCTGAAACAGAAGATACCAAAGCAAAGTTAAAAACTGCTATGGATGCTGGTGATGCTGACGCTGTAATAGCTGCACAACAAGATCTAGCTAGATTAGCTGTGGAATCAGAAAGAGCTAAATTAACAATAGCTCAAAGGGAAAGAATGGCGAGAGCTGCTCAAAGCCCAGCTGCACAGCAATATCAACAGCAACAACAACAATTTGTGCAACAACCTGCACAACAACAAGCAGCTCCACCCCCTGATCCGCAGGCTGAGGAATGGGCTGAACAAAATGAGTGGTTTGGCAAAGATGAGCCTATGACTTTGACAGCATTTTCTATACACCGTAATTTGGTTGACGAAGGTGTTGACCCATCGTCAAAATCATACTATAATGAATTAGATAAACGAATGAAGGATAATTTCCCTCATAAGTTTCAAGAGTCAACGCCATCGCAGACTGTAGCTTCTGTTAACAGAGGTTCTGCACCTGCAAAAGCGCGCAAAGGTACTGTGAGACTCACACCATCACAGGTAGCCATAGCAAAAAAACTAGGTGTGCCACTGCAAGAATATGCGAAATACGTGAAGGAGTAGGCATATGGAAAAAAATACAAAAAATAAACTACCATCACGCGAGTCAGAAACTAGGGCTAAAAGAGAGCGCCCAAAGGTATGGACTCCACCGTCACAACTAGACGCACCACCTGCACCAGAAGGTTTTAAACACCGCTGGATTAGGGCCGAAACGATAGGACAGATGGATACAAAAAATGTGTCCGCTAGAATGCGTGAAGGTTGGGAATTTGTCAGAGCTGATGAATATCCTGACACTGATTGGCCTCAAATGGACTCAGGTAGATATCAAGGTGTTATAGCTGTTGGAGGTTTAATGCTAGCAAGGATCCCTAATGAGATCGTTGAGCAGCGAAAAGAATATTTTGCAAAACTTACGCAAGATAAAGATGACGCTGTTGCAAATGACCCAATGAAGGACCAACATCCTAGCATGCCGATCTCGAAAGAGAGAAGTTCTCGCGTAACATTCGGTGGCAAAAGAAACACTTAGTTTCTCCCACACAGTTACAAAATTTAACATATTCATGGTGAATGTGTTATGACAATTTTATTGTAAGGAGATAATCATGGCTAATTCAAACGCGCCATTTGGTTTAAGACCTGTAGGTAAAATCGGTAGTGAAGCTATTAACATGGGTACTTCAAAGTACGAAATAGCGTCTGGTGAATCTGATGTCATTATGAAAGGTGACTTAGTAAAACTAGAATCATCCGGTAAAATTACTAAAAGTGGAAACAGCGATGCTGTAGCTGCTATTGGTGTATTTAACGGTTGTTTTTACAACGATCCTACTACTCAAAAGCCAACATTCTCGAATTATTACCCTGGTAGCATTACGCCTACTCAAGGTGTAATCGAGGCATTTGTCTATGATGATCCAAACATGCTATTCGAAATTCAAGCTGATGGTGTTATTGCAGGCGACAAAGTTGGAAGAAATTCTAACATTGTTTACGCAGTAGGAGACACTATCAATGGCCAATCTAAAACTGAACTAAATTCTACTACTGAAAATGCAGGAGTAACAGGTCAGTTAAGAATTGTCAGAATTTGTGAAGACCCAGATAACAGCGATATTGCTTCAGCTAATGCGAACTGGATTGTACGTATTAACGAACATCAATACTATGCTGATAAGCTGGGAGTTTAACCTATAGGAGAAATTGAACAATGGTAATTTCAAGAATGCAATTGGTCAAGGAACTCGAGCCAGGGTTAAATGCACTGTTCGGGTTAGAGTATGACCGATACGAAAACCAGCACACAGAAATTTTCGATACAGAAAATTCTGATCGTGCTTTTGAAGAAGAAGTAATGCTTGGTGGGTTCGCTAACGCTGCTGTGAAACCTGAGGGTCAAGGGGTAACCTATGAAGACGCTCAAGAAACTTTCACGTCACGTTACACTCACGAGACTGTTGCTTTAGCTTTCTCACTAACTGAAGAAGCTGTAGAGGATAACCTCTACGACAAAATCAGCACTAGATATACAAAAGCGTTAGCAAGATCTATGGCTAACACTAAGCAAATCAAAGCAGCAAACATATTGAACAATGCGTTCAATGCTAGTTTTGCTGGTGGTGATGGTAAGGAGCTTTGTGCTACTGACCACCCAACGCTAAGTGGAAACCAAAAGAACGAGCTTTCTACTGCAGCTGACTTAAACGAAACTTCGCTTGAGCAGATGTTAATTGATATCGCTGATATGAAAGACGAGAGAGGTTTAAAAATCGCTCTTCAAGGAATGAAAATGATCATTCCAGTTCAACTTCAGTTTGTTGCAGAAAGATTAATGAAATCTGATGGCAGAGTTGGCACAGCTGACAATGACATCAACGCATTAAAAAACATGGGAATGGTTCCACAAGGTTATGTGGTAAACAACTTCCTAACTGATACTGATGCGTTCTTCATTAAAACTGATTCACCTAACGGATTAAAACATTTCGTTAGAGCGCCAATCAGAACTGCAATGGAAGGCGACTTCGATACTGGTAACGTTAGATACAAAGCTAGAGAGAGATATTCTTTTGGATTCTCTGACTGGAGAGGTATCTTCGCTTCACCAGGAGCGTAAATCTTTAAGAGTGGGCGAAATTAGTTCGCCCACTCTACCTAGTAAACAGT